CTTGAAACATTAGTTGCGGCGTCAAATGACAATCCGTCTAAGTCCATAAATACTTTATTCAGTTTAACTACTTCACTGCCGGCTATACCTGAGTTTTGTGCAAATCGTTCAATGTTACGAGCGTTCCTTACGGTCATATTTTCCAATGAACCGAATTCTTTACCGATTTCACCCAATGTGGATTCTATCTTTTTTCCATCAAGGCCAATCATATTAAATGCTTTTTCAGATGCTTTTAGTGGAACTAAAAATCCTCTTGCTTCTTTTGTTGATATACCTAATTCTTTTCCTAAGTCTCTTTGAGCTTTTCTGATTTTTGTAACTATTTTAAATATACCTACAAATGCTGCTAAAAGTGCAGCTACTCCAAGTGTGACTGGATTTAACAAAAAGGTAAATGCTCCTCTAAGTATACCAGCTGCACGAACTCCTGTTGGACCCATTTTTTCTAATGGTCCAAGTATATTTTTATTGATTTGTTCTCCTACCATTTTACCAGGTTTTGCAAACGCATCTTTAAATGTTCCACCCTCGTTAAGTGTTTTCAATACTTTATCAAAAACATCTTTTTGCATTCTTTCACCTAAATCCTCAAGGTCAAGAACTTCACTTAATTTTTCGCCTATGAACGGTATTGACTCAACTGAGTCTTTAATCTTTTTACCAATTTTTCCTGCTAAATCTAATGCTCCCTCAATTTCAAGAGTGTTTTCTGATAAAATTTTGTTCTCTTTTTCAGAAGCATCAAGTTCTTCTTTTTTAAGTTCTACAATTACTGCAAGGTCTCTTTTCATTTGACCAACTGTCTTACCATCAAATTTGTTATTTCCGTGAAGTTGCTCACTAAGATTTAGAATTTTTTCTAACGCTCTAACCCTATCTTCAGAGCTCTCTTTCGCATCTGCCTCATTGGAAGCTATTTGTTTAGATAATAATGATTGGTCTGTTAAGCTTTCTGCCATAATGTTTATTGTTTTGTTGGTTGATTAAAAAAAATAATTTAAAAAGAACGTGATTGTATTTGTTTATAAAGTTTAGGGTCATCTCTTTTTATTTTGTCTAATTTTGTTTTGATAGACTTTCTTAATGCTCTTAATTGTTGTATATCTTTTTTAGTTTCTGGTTTTGACATAAGTGACTTTTCTAAGTTTTTACTTATCTTACCAGAAACAATAGCTGAGATTAGACCAGCGATAAACTCCCTCACTAATGTTTTATTTTCTTTTACAAATTTTCTGTTCATAGTTTTTTCCTACTAATAAATATCAAGTTTTAAGATTTTTGAATGCCAGGTCGTTGTATTTGATTTTGATTTGATTGACTGGCTTTTTTGATTTGTTCGGCTTCTTTGTTTTTGGCCTCTACGAGTTTTTCCGCATAAAATCTTCTCAATGGAACTGGCATATTATACAAGTCATTGTGATTAAATCCGTTTCCGTAGTAAGCTATGTTGAAGAGTTCTTCGTGTATGGCCGCCCTATTACTCGGCGGCTGGCCAAAAAAAGTCAATCCCGAGTGGAACATCTATTTTGTGTAGATTTCCTGTTTGACTCGTGTAGTCAAACTTCAACTCAATGTCAGGTGTGATTTCGTCTAAATATTTTCTAAATGCTCTTGAATCAAGTGCTAAGAATTCATTGTCTACGAAACTATCAATTTCTTTTTGGTCTGTGTTTTCATCAATGGACACGATTTGATGTTTAAACCTTGTGGTTAGATTATATGAAACTCCTGTAAGCTTTTCAACTTTTGCATAATCTTTAAGGGTTTCTTCTATTTCGTTTTCATCTTTTTGAGTTAGTATTTTAAACCCAATAACTCTTTTTGAGTTTGGTAGTTCAAATGAAAAGTTGTTTCCATTTTCAAATAGTTTTTCATCTATTGGTTTATTTTCTAATTTAGTTAAATCTACAATGTGTTCAACTCTTTCTTGTGTGTCGGGGTCTACTAATGTAACTCCATAGTCTTTTCCGTATCCTAAAATACGAGTTCCAACCATAATTGCATTTTTATCACCGATTAACATATCGTCTAATTTTACTTTTGGGTCTGCTATGACACTTTCTAATAATCTTGTAATTACTACACCTTGTTGAATTAGATTTGTGGAAGTTAAGATATCTTCCTCTTTTGCTGTCATATATTTGACATCTATTGTTCCACTACGCAAAGGACTATCTTCGGGATATAATAATCCCTTTGATGGTAAAGATAGAACTTCAGTAGGAAATCCGTACTGATTTTCAGCCATTTTGTTTTACTCCTTGATTAATTAAGAATTAATAACTTGTTATTTTTTTAAAACTTTTTCAGCACCTGCGATACCGAAACTACCTAATGTAGTGAATAGGAATGAATTGTAAACAACATCGTTGATTACTAAATCTTTACCCATAAGTCCAGTTACAACATCTGCAAATGCAAATAAAACCATTACTGTAAATGCACCGAAACCAATTATTGATTTCTCGTTGTATTCATTATTATCTTTAAATATTGCCCACATAATTTTCTCCGTTAGAATTCAAGTATTGCGTAATCATACTGCATTGTTAAACCTATATCAACTACATCATTAGATGCGAAATCTAAATCTTGGAAATTAGCTGCTGTTAAGAAAGCACCTTTGATTATCCATTGTTCAATCTTTTCTCCATTAGGACTTAATAGATTGAAAGTAATATCTTTTTTATATTCTGATGAGTATCCGTCAACACCTGTTACTGATTCGTGGTGTAGTCTAATCCACTCATTGACTGCTTGTGCTCCTGATGGAACGATTGGGTCATATAAAGTTACTTCAATTGGTTGCCAAGATGCTTTACCTTTTACATATCTTTTAACATTGATATGGTCCAAAGTAACTGTATCGAAGGCGATTGATGGCCTTGCCATTGTTTTAACGAGATATGCCGGTATTCCGTCTATCTCCATAATAAACCTATTTTTCATCTTAGGTTCAAAAGGTGTAAAAAATATTTCGTTTGGGTCTGCAAAAGCCACTTGAATTCTCCTATAATTTTTTTCTATTCAGTAATAAATATAACAAAATCAAAAAAAGTGTATATCAAATGTGATATAGTTTTAGAAGTTTTATTGAAGTTTTATAATAAAAAGCTTGACTTTGTCATTAGGAATAACTATATTATAGTATGATTGATGAGATAATATGTGAAGAGTGTGGCGTTGAAATAGACGGCTTTTTCCTTTGTGATGATTGTGAAGAAGAACTCTTTGAAGAAAATAATTAAAAAAAAAAGCTTGACATTTACAAATAGTATTTGTATATTATAGTGTTATGATAATGATAAAGGAAAACGAAATGACTGAAAATACAACAATTCAACCGAGAAATTACCAAGATACTTTTGTTCCAAGAGATTTTGGTTTTAATAATAGGACATTTACTATGAATGTCTATCAATATAACCACAATCCTATGGAATTGTATGAAGCTAATCAAAATCAACCAAGATTAAATGTTGAAAATTACAACAATACTACTCCTGGTGAGGTAGCTCTTTACAAAGGTATTCCTATGGAATTTAGATTTAATCCAGTTATTAGAGAAATGATGATGACTGGTAATTATAGAATTAGATATCGTGGTGGTAGCAAGCCACAATATGGTTATCATAGAAGTCAATATAATACATTGGCTGAATACGCTGACACATTTGCTATTTATCCTAAATAGGTGTTAATATCGTAATCGTAAGAACCTATTGAGTCGTGGGTTTTCGGTGACTACAAATTTGGAACCGAAAGGGTTATGTAGTGTTTCACGAGATTAGAAACAACCCTTGTGAGTTAGGTGGTTAAACTCTCAAATTTTATTCCCATTATCATAACAAAAAACCCCCGAGATTATCGGGGGTTTTTCTTAATCAATATTCCTATTATTCAGGGAATGCTGCGCCTGTTGGTTGAACTACAAAGTCCAATACAATAAATTCAGCTGTTCTTGTTGGTTGAATAAATATCTGACCAACTAATTGATTTCTATCAACAACATCTGGTGTGTTGTTTGAATCGTCCATAACTACTCTGAAAGCAGTTAGACCTGAATTTGCTTGAACTTCTTCAAGATATGGATTCACTATGTTTAGGAATCTGTTTCTTAAAGCTGTTGTGTTTTGTTCAAAGACTAAGAATCTTGAAGA